GGTTCTTCTGCAGGTGGTTCTTCTGCAGGTGGTTCTTCTGCAGGTGGTTCAACTGGTGCAGGTGGTTCAACTGGTGCAGGTGGCTCAACTGGTGCAGGTGGTTCAACTGGTGCAGGTGGCTCAACTGGTGCAGGTGGCTCAACTGGTGCAGGTGGCTCAACTGGTGCAGGTGGAGTAGGAGCTGGCGCAGGTGCAGGTGCAGGTGCTGGTGCAGGAACTGCATCAATTACTGTTTGTGCGGCTGCTACTATTGTAGGTGCGGTGGTTACCTTTTCTACAGCCACTGAAACATTTGCAATTGCTGTTATTTTATTTGTTAAGTCTGTGCTTGCATTGCTTAATGATGTAATTGTATTTTGTGAAACAGTTGCAATTGGCGCAATAACTGTATTTGTATTTGCTGTATTTGTTGCAACAATAGCTGTAACTGCTGAGTTTAATGTAGCAATTTGTGCATTTGCTGTATCAATTGCTGCTAATACAGTTGCATTGTCTGGATCAGGTGTAGGTGTAAACGCAGCACCTTGACTTATTGTTCCAGTAAATCCTGTAGTAGTGCTTGTATTATTAATAGCTGTTACGGCGCCGCCAGTTGTCTCTCTTACGTTGAATCTAGCTCCATTTGGGATAGGGCCAGTAACACTTACATCGGCTTGCCATGCTCCATTTGATGGATTTACATCTGCGTTAAATCTAACCTGAGTCATTTGTGTCTCGGCTGTTTGCAAAGGATAAACTCTTAAATCCCAAGCTACGCTGAGAGTGTTTGTGGTTGTTGAATATGTAATTCCAGATCCGTTACTCCACGTAGTCCAGTCGTATCCTGCTATAGAAATAGAGGGAGCATTTGGTGTTTCGTAATAATTAGCACCTTCATTTACTCCAAAAGTTATAGTTGCATTAGATCCAACATAGACATTATTATATGTAACTCCACCCATCTGTAAATTAAATGGGAGATTCATGCGGACACCAGCGTCATCTACACCAGATAAAACATTTGTTGTGGTACCAATGGTTGCTGCAAGTGCATTTACTGCATCTTGGGCGTTATTAATTGCTACGTTTGCTTGAGTTAATTGTATTTGAGCCTCTGTCCGTGCAGGTGCTACTGCTGCCACTGCCGTAGTTGCTGTAGCAACTGTTGCAGTAGCCGTACCTATTGCTGTCTGTGCTGATTGAACTAAAACTGTTGCTGTTTCTGATTGAGCAACCTCTGTTGCAATTGCTGTAGAAACTTGCTCTACAGTAACAGATGGAACAGGTGATCCTACTGGAGTTGCTGCCGTAGCAACTGCTTGTGTTAATGATGTAGTTGCAGATTCAATAACTGTGGCTGCCGCTGTAACAACTTCCTGTGCTGTAGCAACCTCTGGTGTTTGAGTTGTGGCTGTTACTGGTATTGCGGCTACGGCTTGTGTAACTGATGCTACTGTTGAAGTAATTGCTTGAACAACTGCCGTTGCAGTTTCTACAACTGGTGATACATTTGAAACTTCTGCTACCGCAGTAGTTGCCGCAGTAACCGCAGTATTTGCTGCAGCTACGGCTGTATTAGATGCTGTTACTGCTTGGACCGCCGTTGCTATTGTTACTGTTGCTGTATCTGAAGCTTGCGCTGCCTGAGCAACTTCTGTAGTTGCGGTTGCAATCGCTGTGTTTACTGCCTGTTGTGCAGGGCTTACAACAACTTGTTCTGAGGGTACTGGAGGTTCATCAGCATTAGCAAGGTTTGGACTAAAAAGAAAAAGCCAGCCCACAATAAATAGGCTGGTTAAAAAGTACTTTAACTTTCTAGTCAACTAGGTATCTCCTAAGTAAAACAATATTTTTGTTTACTTAGTAATTATAGCAGAATGTTAATTTAAACTACTTGACATTGTCTGTTTTATAAAAACCATTGCCTTTAAACTGTATGCCAAATGAACCGTAATGTCTTTGCATTTTTTTACCACAAGCAACACACAGGTAGCTTGGCTCAACATCAGCAATAGATCTTTCTTTTGAAACAATCTTATCTGGATCACACTCACACTTATATTCGTAAATAGGCATTACTTACCGCTTTGTTTTCTCTTTTCAGCTAAGGCAACGAAATCTTTGACCTTAGTATCTCCCATGTATCCCCACGCATAACCATCTTCAATCATCTGTTCATTGACTGACTTAGTGTTTCCATCAAGGTAAACCCAACCAAGAATACGTCCATACTTTTCAGAACTATCTGGCTTTTCTGTTTTTACAACAATATCCTTAGCGTCTTTAAATTTAGACTTAAGATACTCTTTTGACTCCAAGCCCAATGTCTTTTCAAGCTTATCTGTCGTTCTTGACTCTGGTGTATCGATACCTGCTAGTCTAAGTCTTTGAGAATATGAAATGCTAAAACCAAGATCAATGTCAACATCAATAGTATCTCCGTCCACTATCTTTGTTACCTGCTTTACTCTGTATTCAAACATATTATTCTCCTTAATTTTAATGAGCAGTTTTTTACAGTCATACTCAGGACTATACCAGTTATTTTAAGTCGCTGTCTCCCCCGACTATCCTGGGCAGCGATGCCCAAACCTGCGACTCCCCAGTGACGGGGTGCAGATTTATATTATACTATTTTTTTGTTCTCTTTGTCTTGACTGTAGATTCTTCTTGGAGATCTCTTAAATCACCGAAGCTTTCCTCTGCATCAAAATCGTGAATATCGAACTTTACTGGTCGTTCACTTTCTGGAATAAACTTAGTTAGTCCTACCATTAGGATACCATCTAAGATAAATACAGAATTAACCTTTACGTATTCTGCAAGAGAGAAGGTCTTAACAAACGAACGAGCACCAATTCCCTTATAAAGATATTCTTTATTTGGATCTTCGTGTGACGAGCCTTTAATTGTTAAAACATTCTTGTCTTGTTCAACTTCAATATCTTCCTTTTTGAATCCAGCCAAAGCCAGTTCAATTACATACATCTCATCTGGTCCTTTGACCTTAGAGATATTATGAGGCGGATAGTTTGAAGTATTTCTGCTTATGTTTTGTAGATCTTTAATTTGGCGATCAAAACCAATGAAGAATGGATCATTAAAAAAATCCAGAGTTGTTGTTACCATTTTATTCCCCTTTCAAGCGAATAAGTTAATTTAGGACCCCTAATGGGCATCCTGATATAATTATATCATAATCTTTAATCGTTTGGAATATCCCTAAAATCTATAGGATCTATTTCCACCAAACCTTTTTCCTTAGCTATCTTTTGTCCTTCTGGGCTTAAATGTAAAATTGCTTGTAGGTCCTCATCATATTCAATTTCAACTAAGCCAGCTTCATATAATTCTATTAAAGATCTATCTACATAGTCAACATGTGACTGCCATAGTTCTGGAGCAAGTTCCCTGGCAATCTCTTGATTTATTGAATAAATCATTTCGCCATTTTCATCCATGCCTTCTAAATTAACAACTCCCATTTCTAGATAGTATACTAACATTTCGTCATCATCTTTGTCTTCAAGACTCATTTATTGTTCCGTCCTCATTCTTATCTATAGTTGTTTCTACTAATTGCTGAACGTATTCAGAAAAATGTTTTCTAACGCTTCCTAGTGGTCTAGACCCAGAAGACTTCCAAATTCTTTTGTATTCCATTACATTAGAAAATGTTGTAGGGCAGAGAGGGACTCCGTTATATTCTTTTAATACAGTTGGCAACGGCACATGCTTACCGCAACACTTACATTCCTTAGCTCTTTCTTGATATATACTCATACTATTTCCATTCAGTCTAATACATCTGATAAATCCTTGGGCATTCTCGGTGGCCTTATCATGTTCATTACGATTTCATCTTCTTCTTTTTCTCTATCCCACTTTAAAGAGCTGTAGGTATGTATGTCTAGCTCTTCATTGTTTTGTGGCCGGCTTCTACTAATTGCGTTATATACAGAACCGCAAACAGCATCAGCCAAGTCTTTAGATCCTTTTCGTGGGTGATCGACCCTATCTCTCATAATTTTTAATTGAAGTAATTCATCTATAAGTAATTTAATCGCAGGTCCGCTCAATCTATCTTCTGCAACAACCATAGCCATGTCGTCATAATGTTTCTTTGCAACAGACAATGTTTCTGTATTTATCCCGTATTGTTTTAGCTGCTGCATCATATCGTGAGAGTTCCAACGGTCAAATGTGCATACACGAATTTTAAATCCCTTTGTTCTAAGAGACAAAATATAGTCTTTGACTTCCGTAAAGTCTACAGACTTGTCTGGAGTAGGGGTCCAATATCTAACTGCGTCAACTTCTACAATTGGGGCTGGCTGAGAATATGTATCAGTTACCTTTACGTTTACCCACTTCTGTACATGTGCCATTGCAACTGCACAATGGTCGTGTTTTTGTGCAAGATCTACGTGTAAAAAATATTCTTTGTCTGGGTCTGGTGCAAACCAAGTTTCAAATCTTCCAAAGTTATCTACGGCCAATGACATGTTACTAAATGCTTTTTCAATTTTTTCACGGGATTTAAAGAATGCATCAATTGCTTCTGATGGCATACAAGCAAATCTTCCCAGTGCGTCTGGAGCATTCTTATAGAACGCAACCTTGAAGTCATCTATGCTTCTTGTTGGATTGATTTCCCAAGTAGGTCTTCTTAGTGCATACATTCTTGGATACTTGTACGAAAGAATATGATCTTCCTCCCACTCAATATCAAACTCGTTGCCGTCGGTTCCGTCTGGAAGATTATCGTCTAATTTAAAATGATGCGTTCTAGTAATAACTTCTTTTTCTGCAACCACATCATCATATCTTTGCTGGATATAATCATTTTTATAGCGGGGGAAAGAGAGAAGTATAACCTTGCCGTAGTCTGGAAAACGTGAATCAACTGATGCACGATACATCTCATAAATAAGGCTTCCTGTTTTTGCCTGCTCGTGGCCAGTTGTATTTTCTACACTAAAACCAGAAATTTCGTCTAGGATAACAACAATAACGTTATATCCTTCCCAAGCTTCTCTTTCTGAGTGACCTGAGTGGACTGTAATGTTTTTATTAAATTTAATTTCAGAAGCTTTTTCTGTATACTTTCCAACAAACCATTGACACTTATCTATGCGTGTCCTAAAGCCTTTAAAGAATACGTTGTTAGCTTGCTGTGCGTTGATAGCAATATTAATAATATCGATAGAGTCGCCAGGAGGTTTTCCATAGTATGATGCTGGATCCTTAAGGCATAAAAGTAAATATACTATATAGGCTACTGATATTGTGGAGCAGTAGTCTTTTCCAGAACCCTTTCCTAATTGAGCAACAACCTCATTGGCTGTTTGCTTAAACATTCTCTTACCTTCTTCTTCACCAAATAGCTTAATAAGCGTAGACTCTTTATATACCTGAGAAGACTTTTCAATTAGCGTATATTGATATTCAGAAAGTGGCGGAAGCCCAAGATACTCAGGGCTTGTTACAAACGTTCTTAGATCTACTGGGCGTTCATCAAACTCTTCGCCATCCAGCATATCAATTAAATCATTAAAATTAAGATCCACTAACTTCCTCTATAATCTCTATAGGCTCTACCAC